TATGGGCCAGCCTTGAATGTACGAACTTCAGTAAAGCCAAGGGCGGCCAGCCACGGGACGCCGATAGTAGGACGCTGGCTGAGCATCTTTTCCGATATATCGAGGCTATTGTTCCAGACTACATACAGATAGAGAATGTTGAGGAGTTCATGTCATGGGGCGATATGGATGAAAAAGGGCACCCCATCAGCAAGGATAAAGGGCGATGCTATGAGAAGTGGAAACGCAACGTCAGGAAATATGGTTACGATTTTGACTGGCGCATTCTTAACGCTGCCGATTATGGGGCATACACCACTCGCAAGCGGTTCTTCGGTATCTTCGCCAAGCGTGGACTTCCGATTGTATTTCCAGAACCTACTCACTGTAAGTATGGGAAAAACGATATGTTTGGACGATTGGAAAAGTGGAAGCCGGTCAAGGAAGTGCTGAACTTTTCAGATGAAGGAGAAAGTATCTTTTGCCGGAAGAAGCCGCTGGCCGAGAAAACCCTTGAACGCATCTATGCCGGACTGATTAAGTTTGTAGCTGGAGGTAAGGAGGCTTTTATTGTAAAGTATAACTCTATGAGTCGGACGGGGAAATACCAGGCACCAAGCGTTGACGAGCCATGCCCGGTTGTGGCAACACAAGGACGGTTGGCTTTAGCTAAGGTAAACTTTCTTTCCAAGCAATTCAGCGGCCATCCAGATAGCAAGAACATATCTGTGGAAGGACCTTCCGGAACTATCACTTGTAAAGACCACCACGCTTTCGTGTCTGCCTACTACGGAAACGGTCACAACCATTCGGTCGAGCTTCCAGCCCCTACGGTTACGACTAAAGACAGGTTGGCATTGGTAAATTCTGTTTTCATAGATAACCAGTATGGTACCGGGAAACCGACATCCATTAATCAACCAGTTGGTACAGTAACCACGGTGCCTAAGTTCAATATGGTAAGCTGCAAGCCGTGGATAATGAATACAGCTTTCTCGAATATTGGAAGCAGCATTGAGCAACCTTCTCAGACCATTACAGCCAACCGCAAATGGCATTACCTTATGAATCCTCAGTTTGCCAGCGCCGGAGGTTCTGTAAACAACCCATGTTTCACACTTATAGCCCGCATGGACAAAATGCCGCCTTATCTGGTAGAGGTTGAAGGAGGTATCGGCATACAGGTTACACCTGATGACAGTCCGATGACAATCAAGATTAAGGAGTTTATGGCTTTGTATGGCATCATTGACATAAAAATGCGTATGCTTCGGATAGCAGAACTCAAGAAAATAATGGGATTTCCTGAAGACTATGTACTGATTGGCCCCCAGTCAGACCAGAAGAAGTTCATCGGCAACGCCGTGGAGGTGAACATGGCTCGTGTGCTTTGTGAGGCTATCTGTAAGGAGATTATAAGAAAAAGAAAAGTTGCATAAAATGGTTAGTGAGGTACATAACATGGACTGTATGGAATACATGCGGAACATACCAGATAAGTTCTTTGAGCTGGCAGTGGTCGACCCTCCATACGGAATAAATGCCCCGAACATGTCGATGGGTAGCAACATGAACCGTAGGCATGGAGGATACAATGGTGAAAGTATAGCTAAAAGACTGAAAAAGAAACGCTTTAACCAAGGAGCCGGAAAACTTAAGAACCGAGCATTGAATACAATGCAATGCGATTGGGATTATCATCCTCCCTCAAAAGAGTATTTCGAGGAACTGTTCAGGGTAAGCCATAATCAAGTGATATGGGGAGGCAACTATTTTCCTCTACCACCTACACGCGGGATATTGTGCTGGGATAAAATGCAGCCTTGGAAGAATTTTTCCCAGTTTGAGCTTGCTTGGACTTCTTTTGATTGTCCGGCATCTATCATTCATTTATCAAATACAGGCGGAAACAATAAAGAATCAAAAATCCATCCAACCCAGAAACCTATCAAACTCTATCAATGGATTCTTGAAAAATTTGCTAAAACAGGTGACAAAATACTGGACACGCACCTCGGAAGTGGAAGTTCCAGAATAGCAGCTTATCGGATGGGGTTCGATTTCTATGGTACCGAAATAGACAAGGAATATTTCGATGAACAAGAGAAAAGGTTTCGGAGAGAATGTTTTGGAGAGATTAAAACGTCTGAAGGAATTATTGTGCAACAAAATCTATTTTAAGTCATGGGAAAGCTAAAAGTCTATTATGGATGGGCCAGAATAGGCAATGTCCGTAAGAAGCGTGCTTTGTCAGTAATGTTCGAAAACGAAATGCTGGGATGCAGGAGTGATCGTGGACAAAGGTGTCTAAGAACACTTCAAGACACCGTATTTGAACGGTACCAGACTGATGAAAAAGAAAAGGAAGGTAAACGTCAGAACCGGATATTTACTGAGTACAGCCTGTTCCTCGACGAGAAGCCGATAAATGGTAGCCTTCAAAGATGCTTGCTGATTAACAGAGAAGCTGACAAGAACAATGTTTCTAAGGCCATGAGTGAAAGAATCTTCGAGGCATTGAGAAAGGCTTTCTTATTTTCAAATCCTGGGTATAAAGAACCTTACTCACAACTTGAATTGAAATTTGAATGATATGGGAAAGCAGGAAAGTGTGAGCGATTTTTATCAGTTCGCAAAGGATTTGGCCAAAGCTGAAAAGGAGCTGAAGGTTGAGCGATGGGTTGAAGTCACTCTTTATTACGGATATGCAGATAAACAAGTAAGTCTTTATCACTACGACCTTCCCCGTGAAATGTATTTCCGCTACCAATGGGTGATTAGATGGAGGATGGCGAAATTTCAGTGTCAATATCCAAAACAGATTATTGGTATAAGTCTGTATCACTATGATAAGCGTTCTGGAGAATCTATGGAGGTTAACGGCTGTCTTAGTAAACTTATATCCGCAAAAGCCCAGATAACGAAAGCAGAACGCAAGATGAATGAGTACATCGAGCACAACCGTCAGAACAACATGTTCTTTGACGAGAATACGGACGAGGAGCTGGTTAAGTTCCGGGAGAAACTGGAGCGAAAGAAACTTGAATGTGCTGAGTGTGAAAAGAGACTTGAACAATTTGTAGAAAAAAGGAGGAAAGAAAATGGCTAACATTGTCAAATTGACCGGATGCAAGGAGGTTTCGCATGATATATATGCTTACTTCACTTGTGATGCTGAAAAAGCATTGAAGGCTTTGGAACTTGAGATACCGTGTACTGGGGCAAATAGCACTGGGGCATACAACATCTACTTTAATGATGAGGGAGAAATTATCTGTGAATATATGACGTTCTGTGTTACACGTGAGTTTAAGAAAGTTTCATCCATACAGGATGCTGTTGAATGGATGGATAGGAAAATGAATGGAAATGAGTAAAACGAAATTGTATTACCTGTTTCTGGCAGTCATGTGGTGGCTGCTTGGATAGGTGGAAAGGAGAAGCTATGAAACAAGTAAAAGTGAAAATTGAAACAACTGTTGAAACCATGTTAGGTGATAAGCCTGTAAATGAATTTCTTGGTGATGTTGCAGATATATGTCATACATCATTGGAGTATTCAACATCAAAACATGAAGGGTGTGAGACGCTCTATGAGGACCAAGAATATGAAGATTACAGAAATGACATGGAGGACAGGATATCTGTTCTTGAAGGTGCTATTTGTCGCATTTTAGAGTTATTGGAGGATTGATTATGAAAGCAATATCCATCAAACAGCCGTGGGCAAGCCTAATCGCTCACGGTATCAAAGACATTGAAAACCGGACTTGGAAGTGTCCTCAGAAGTACATCGGCCAAAGGGTGCTTATTCATGCAAGCAAAGGTAAAGGAGATGGTTGGGTATTAAATAAAGAGCAAGGGTTAAAACTACAAATGCACCCCTCCAATCTTAAAAGTACATTCTATGATGATTTACCTTTTGGTGCCATCATCGGCAGCGTGGTTATATCCGATTGCGTACAAAACCATCCTTCAGTCTGGGCTGAGAAAGGTTGCTGGAACTGGGTACTGGAGGATGCGGTACTGTTTGACAAGCCGATTATGAATGTGAAAGGGAAACTTAGTTTTTGGTGTTTTAATCTGGTAAAATAAAACAACATTAGCAGTGTTATTAATCGGAATTCTTCTATGTGTATTTTTCGCAATAGATGTATACATGGAGATATCATAATGAGGAGGGTAATTTATAATCATTACAAAAATAAAGCTATACATATCATTGAATTCAAGAAATTTTTATCTTTGGAGGAATTTAAAATTAAAATATATGGGAGGATATATTAAACTGGCTGGACAAAGCATTATTAAAAGTGTGTATAAACACCCTGAGAATTGGGGGTTAATGTATAAGGAATATGGTAAATCTGAGAATATCAAAGACTATTCAGAAGAAGAAGTGTCTGAGATGCTTAAAGGCGTATATTCTAAAAGTGGTTATTTGTTAGTTGATGGAGACTATTTTATAAATGTAAATGATGTTATTCAATGTGGGTGTACATTGAAAACAATAACGTCAAATACAAGATTAGATTTGTCGAAGCCTATACCAATCAAAAAAATACGTACATTTTACGTAGAAAATTATTATTTAATAACGCGCAATAGCGTTAATGGGAATAATAAACACTTCATAAATTCTTATTTATCAAAGATTAGGATTATAAATCCAGGGCGTGGTCGGTTTAGAGGATTATATAGTCTTCCTAATTACTATATGTGTGTTCAATCATTTGGACATGGCTATGTACCTAAGGATTTGTTTCATCCTATAAAGTTTTATTTTAATGGAGTCTTTTGGGGTGATCAATATCGAATTAGTGATTTTCTTGTAGATACAGAGCTTAAAATATCATATTAATAACATTTTTACTTACTGACAACCCTTGTCAGTGCTTTGTGAATACCCGGTATCTGCTTTGTGGCGGTTATCAGGTAAATGATTACATTATAGACTCATCAACTGAGGAATAATGGAAAGTTTTCTTTGAAGAAGTACGTAAAATAAATGATTCAAAATTTTGACAAACTAAAAAAATATCTGAAATTTATTCCAGTAAATCATTTATAAACTTTACATTCTTAAAAACTATGGTAATTCGTAAACAAGCCATCATTTCTTGGCTGCTGACCCCAGACGATAACGAACCCGAAAATAGATTAGGTGTACCAATGGTAGATAATAAGGAACATTTTGGATATTTATCTAATGGACTAAGACATTTAGCAGAGATTCGTGATGCTAAGCCAGATTGGGGATTACCAGAACTCATAATGCCCTCGTTTGAAAAAGTTATGCAGAAAAGTGCAAAAAACTTCTTTGATATAGATCATCAACTTTTTCAAGAGTTCTATAATGACAACGTATGTGGTATTCTTTTGTCAAGAGATTGTGGAACTATTGTTTATGGGTTTGGAGAAAATAGATTATATGTGTGGCTTTTCCATGAAGAGGAAGGGTATAGCAAACTATATATGTATTTCTATGCAGAATCAACAAAAGATAATATTCGGAATATATATACATGGCCGACATTATTGAATGACAAACAGCTTTTTAACATGCCCGAAGAGGAAAAATCATTAATGTATGGGAAAATAATAAATAAATTGATTGTCTATCTTGCAGTTAAAAAGTACGTAAAAGTAGATACAATTATTGTTCCTCCTGGTACTATCACTAGATTGGATGACAAAATATACGATTACCAAACTAAAGATAAAATCAGAAATGAGAGTGGCCAGAAAGTAATTGTTATGGATTCTCGCTGGTTTAGAAAAATAGTAAATGACAATAACATCTTTGTAAGAGGTTTCTTTAGATTTCAAAATAAAAAGAACGAGAGAGGCGAATGGTATAAAGAACTTATTTTTGTAGACTCTTATGTTAGAAATGGTTATCATCGCAATGCTTTGATTGAAAAAGAAGAATAATTTTACTGATAATTCATTATGAATACCCGATAACTGCTTTAGTAGTGGTTATCGGGTATTTTATTTCTAACTAATTAACCCCCAATTATTATGAACTTAAACAAATTAAGAGATAAAGCCTACCAGTGTGCAGTTGCCCACGGATGGCATGAAGAAAACCTGAGTGATGAACATTTCCTTTGTCTGGTCATATCCGAACTTATGGAAGCGGTGGAGGCAGACCGGAAAGGGAAACATGCTAACCGGGTCAATTTTGAATATTACATGAAACAGAGGAAACGTGATGATGGGGAATTTATGTACGCTTTCAAACATGGGATCAAAGACAGCGTGGAGGATGAACTTGCTGATGTCTGTATTCGTCTGCTTGATTTGGCCGGACTGAAAGGGTGTGATTTGGATAGCTTCGACTACGAAGGAAGCGATACGGAAGATTATTCTGATATGACCTTCACGGAGTCCATGTTTAGAATCTGCTCCTATGTCACCGACAACTTCTACAGGGATGAACCATTTATCCTCCTGAATGAGATATTCGCTTTCTGCCGGGATAGAAATATCGACATCTTCTGGCACATCAAGCAGAAAATGAAATACAATGAACTTCGTCCGTACAAGCACGGAGATAAAAACTACTGACCATGAAACACGCATTCTACGCCTTAATCATCATACAAGCCCTGTACGAGCTTGTGAAGCTGTTCAGATGTAAATCCCTATATCAACATGCAAAAGTCTTTCAGGACCTAGATAAGACAGCAAAAAGATGGTATCTGATAGCGCATCCATGGCTTCATGTTGCATTCTTCATGGATACCATCGGACTTTTATTGCTGGGGATGGGATTGTTTTCAAGCCAGTGGGTGTGTTTCCTTGTTGTCCTGGTCATGAGCTTCAGCCAGATCCAAAAGCTAGGAGCATGGGCGGTGTTCCTGGACAGTCTGGTAACGGTTATCATCTACGCTTTCGCCATCCTGAATGCATATTACTTGGCATAAAATAAAAAAGGGAGCCAGCCCACACGATTAGAAGCCAACTCCCCCACACGATTATGATGCAAATATAAGAATTTCCAACTAAATAAATCGTGCTATGACAAAAGAATTTTCATCAATCGTGGAGTTGAAATCAATACGTGAACAGAAATCAAGATTATCGGAACGTGAACAGGAACTATCCTCCCCCATCCTGACCGATTTTTCTCTTATTCCGGAGATTTATGACTGGTTCAAGGACCTGTTGGCCGGGATGGACTGTCCGCCCAATCCGGAAAGTGTTACCCAGCGAAAGAAGTTCCTCTTCATTGTGTTGTTCCTCTTCGCCCCTAGTGTGCTTGCCGGCGGACGGCTGCCGAACGGCATCCGGGCAGAGATTTCCGGTGTGTTCCCGGATGTTTCCCCGTGTGTAATATCGAACAATATCGCCGATGTTTCTTTTATCTATCAGCAGTATAAGGATTTCCGACAGGATATAGAGTATCTTTACAACCAAATTATAGAAAGGTTGAAAAACAAAGGACTAATCAAGTAACCCCGTTCCGAAAGGCTCGGGGTATTTTTATGAAACATTTTACCAATTGTTTGTTCTTGGTTTAAGCAATCTTAGGCTAAAAATCACCATGTTGGTAACTTTGTCTCAAAGAGATAATAACAGCTATCCTCACGGCTGAAAAGTATAAACCCTGCCATCGGTAAGAAGTGAGGAGCTTGCCTTTGGTGGGGTAATTTTTTAATCTAAGATTCACTGAGACATGAAAACAAATCAAGAAATGGTAAGGCAAATGGGGAATTTAGAAGTTATTCAACGCACCGTTGACGGCTATTTCAATGCTACCAGGCTTGTAAAGTTATGGAACGAACGAAACTCCTCAAACAAAGAATTGAAGAAATACTTTGAAAATGAATCAACCAAGGAATTAATCGCTACCATCGTTGAAAAAGAAAATCTAAATGGGCAAAATTCTCCCTATTTAAGTTCACGTGGTAAATGCGGTGGAACCTGGGTTCATCCTGTATTGTTCATTGATTTGGCTATGTGGCTAAATGCGTCATTCAAATATGATGTAATCAAATTCGTTTCTGACCAAATGATTCGTTACCGGAATGATGCTGGGGACGCTTATAGGGAACTCTCTTCTGCCATCATGAAAATCGTTCCCAAAGACTTTATGCCTAAAGCCATGCAGAAGGTCGGTGAAGCCTTGAACTGGGTTATCTTCAACAGTCATGAAAAGATGCTACGTAATAAGCATGGTGAGGAACAAAAACAACGTGAATTGTGGCAGCTTGAAAAGAAGATTGCTGATTTGGTCAATGAAGGTTTCTTGACCGACTATGAAAGCCTTATTGGGTATCTGAGAATTCAATACCAGAAAAGGAACTATCCAAAGGTCTTTGCTAATGCTGGATAAAATATTACAAAAGTAGAAAAGCCGGAGCGTTATGCTTCCGGCTTTACAATCTAATAATTGTATATTATTTCTTCACATACGTAATTGTCTCATCTTCATAAGAAACATATAATTTTCCATTTCTGATGGCATAATCCATTGTCATACTTCCATCATTTTCATGTATAACTGTAATTTTCCCTCCTGACGTGCTCCAGGCAAAATAACTTTTACCGTATTCGTCGATTTTCCCGTAATCCTCTGCCCATTGGCAACCTGTTCCGTCTTCCTTCAATTCTATGCAAAACACTTCCAACTCAGAATTCGTATCTTCCTCCCAAATTCCGACCAACTGTCCGTCGATATTTGGTTCATCATCTTTAGAACATGAAGACAAAATAAACATAGGCAAAATCATTGCCAACATAAATACAACCTTTTTCATAGCTAAAACTTTATTGATTAAACATTCAATTCCAGCAACTTTCTTAAATCCTCAAAAGAGTGAACTTCATAAAGAGTTCCTTTCACTTTAACATAACCGTTTACTTCTGAATCAGGTGTATTTCTCACAAACAGTTCTGCAATATCAACCTCTAAAGCATTCGCGATACGCTCTAAAGTTTCTAATGTTGGATTTCCGTTGATATTTCTTGTTAGGGTATCTCTTGTCACTCCTAACATTTCAGCAAATTGTTGCATTGTCATGCCTTTTTGCTTGATAAGGTCTTTTACTTTTAAATCCATAAATAATAATATTATAATCGTGTATACAAATGTAGTTTTTTCTCATATAACACGATATTATAGTATCGTTAAATAGTATTAAAACGGTAATCAAATGTCGTTTTTGATTTGCAGATACGATATTAAGATGTATCTTTGCAATGTGATAAACGACATGACAATATCGAATTAAACACATACGATTATGAAGACAACAAACAATGTTTACATCAAAGAGATTAAGGCTCAAATCAGAGTTATCAATGAAGCTCTAAAAAGAATACAAGAAGCTGAAAAGGTTCAGGATTCAGCAGTAAATAATAGAGAATACAACAAGGCAAAGGATGAAGCTATTGACGCAAGCTCAGACGTAATGATAGCTTTAGAAGAGGCTGTAAGACTTGCATCAGCTATGGGGTGTGAAACTGGTCTGTATGAGATATACAAATATCACAAAATTGTAGAACTTGATTTCAGAGAGTCACACAAATAAGTTTAACCGGCAGCCTTTCGGGGGTTGCCACAGCATAAGAAAATTATGAGAACAACAAGCTACATGAAAAGCCATAAGGCAAATGAGTTTTATGTGAAGAAGTCAAGAGGCTACTATTTAGTAATAGACGGCTATGACATGAGTATGGCTTCTTTAGAAACCACCGAAGAAGCAGCCAATAAAACGGCTAAAGAACTTAATGAAATGAGAGCTAAAAGATTGAATATAGCATAAGTTTAACCAGCAGGGCTTATGCCCTGCATAATCCCCTACACGATTATGAATACATATTACAAATTTTGTCCAAACGTATTTCTTGCTAAATGCGATGCTAAGCATGAAAAAGGTGAAACCATTCTTGTAACCACCAAATACGGTAAAGAGAATGAAAGCATAGTGTTTAATCTGATATTTGAACGTGATGGCTTCTACTATTATTCGATAGTTCGCGCTGATGGCTTTAACGTTCAAGAATGGGTAAAGCGAAAGGCAGAACGCCGGCTGGATTGGGCTGCCACTGCAGAACGAAAGAGTGAAGAATACTTCAAAGCGTCAAATAAAGACAGCGATTTTCTCTCGTTGGGTGAACCTATTAAAATCGGCCATCATAGCGAAAGACGACACAGAAAAGCCATTGAAGATGCCTGGCATAATATGGGAAAGAGTGTAGAGTTTGACGAGAAAGCCAGAGAGCATGAAAGAATAGCTCAGTATTGGACAAATAAAGCTGATACTATAAACCTTTCAATGCCTGAAAGCGTGGACTATTATGAGCATAAATTAGCAGCAGCTAGAGAGTATCATGAGGGGCTGAAATCCGGCAAATATCCACGTGAGCACTCATACTCGTTGACGTATGCAAAGAAAGCGGTAAACGAAGCCCAAAAGAATTTCGATCTAGCAAAGAAACTTTGGTTATAAACCCGGTAGCCTTCGGGCTATCACTATTTAAGATGATTATGAGAAGAGAAAAGCTGACAGTTAAAGCATCAGATGTAAAAAGCATAAAGATGAGTGTAAACCCACCAAAGGAAGTCGTAGATGCAGATTACAAAGTGATTCATGACGGTGAAATAAAATGCTGGGTGGGTATAGGTTGGATAACCGAAGGTAAAGCATCAAAAAGTGACTATTATAAGATACCAGAAGTTGTAAACGGATAATTTAAGATGGCTATGAAATCAATAAGCGTAAATGGTTGTAGCGTATGTCAACCTGGTAGTGAGAACTATTGTACCTATACTACCAAATTAAGAGGCAAAAGAATAAAAATGTATCAGTACGATTACAAAACAGATTCAGGTGAGTTGTTTACTTGTTGTGCGCCAACACTGGAAAAGTGTAGGGAGAAACGTGACGCATGGCTAAATAGCAAACATTTGGCTTAATGTTTCGTATGCGTTGAATTGGTATTAAAAATTGTCTTCATAATTAGGTATCTTTGTAATAAAGGTACTATCGCGGGGTGGAGCAGTGGTAGCTTGCTACTTTGACTTGGTAGAGGTCGCGTGTTCGATTCACGTCCCCGCAACTGACATTTAAATTTACACGATTATGAAAGTATTGACATTACAGATTAACAAAGAATGTTTTCAAGACATCCTAAACGGTAAACAAGATGTAGAACACAGATATGTTTACCCCTCAAATGTAAAGAAATATGTTTATTTCAGACATAAAGGGATAGACTATACAAGGCAAGAGGATATACCTGACGATGGCGAAAACATAGAGGTTGTACCAGTTAAATATGATGCCTTGTATCTGATAAACGGCAGGCGCAAAGATGCACCACGTCTAACCGTAGAAGTTAAGTCAGCCGAATATGTAATTTTTACCGATGAAGAAGGCAATGACCTTGTAAGAGTTGAAAACGGTGTAGAATATCTTATAAGCCAAGTATGGTATCATCTTGGCAAAGTGATAAGTACAGAGAATGTTTAACATTAAATGTTTAATTTAAAATTTTAAGCCGAGTCCAAAGAGTAATTAACAGAGTAGCTGGCCCACGTCAGAACATGAACGGTGCAGGCTTGGGCGGTAGATTGGTTGCAAACCGTAGAAATACGGCCAGTGCAACGCAGTTAGGTAATAGAGAGCAAAGACGGTATGACTTGAATGCCGCCTTTGCTGGTGCAGGAGGCAAATAATGAACAAGTATGCACTCTCTATGCAGATAATACGCAGTATCCGAGAAAAGACGGATACTGCTGTATTGTATTATTCTGCTGGTGGTAAAGATGGTATAGCCTTGTTGGATATGCTTGCAGGTGTATTCAATAAGGTTATATGCTATTATATGTACTTGATACCTGACTTAGACCACGTGCAGCCCTATATCAGATGGGCAGAAAATCACTACAAGAATGTTGAAGTACGCCAAATAGAACATTTTCAGCGTGACTATTACATTTCATGTGGTTTCTTTCGTGAGCCTGACAACTCAGTAAAACCGAGAAAAATAGGCGAAATAGAGCAGGCGGTAAGAGAAGAAACAGGTATCAAATACGGCTTCAGTGGTATGAAGGGTGTAGATGGTTATATGAAGCGGATGCGCTTAAAGAAGTTTGCGAAGTCCGGTTATATAACAGACAAAGGTATGGTTTATCCTCTCGCATTGTGGACGAATAAGGAAGTGCTTCAGTATATTAGGCAAAGAGGGTTAATACAGCCTTTTATCTATGATTCAAATGCCATAAGTCAAGGTTTTACCATTGACTTAACCACAATGCTATTAATGCGTAGTAAATATC